CTCGTGGGCTCGGAGATGTGTATAAGAGACAGATATAGAGTTATGGCTTTCAATTCTTTTACAATAATTGAAAATAGTAATGGTGAAAATATAATAGCTGAATATGTATCTAATATCCTTGCTACCGATTGGGGAATTTACAACGAACCAAAGCCCGAACCGCAGTTTGAAATCGGAGAATTGGTTATGATGCGAGATAGGATTGATTCAAAATGGTTTCCAGAACATTTTGCCCATTACGAACCAAAGAAAGAAGTTCCATATATGGCAATAAGCGGAAGAGATTATGTGCAATGTGCCAAATTTGATAAAGACATAGTATTCACCAATAAACCAGCAAAGTTATGATACAGAAAGCAGAATTTGATAAGTTGCAGTTTGGGGACAAGCTTGCACAAATAACTGAGAATGGAGAACTTTACACCTATAAATACATAGGTCGTGACCCGGGATGGGAAAACAGGTATGCCTTTTTGAGTGGTGAAGATGGTAGTAGTGCATTACATTACAACCGTGATTTTATAAGTAAATTATTCTTTTACGATTGCTATTCCGAGATAAAGAATATGGCAGATGCAAAGAAGGCAAAATACTATCGCCAATGGCTGGAAGAATACGAATGGAGGGTTAACAAGTAATGGATATACATATAATGAAGCCGGAAAACCAGATTCTCATTGTAGACGAAAAGGAGTTTTACCGGATAAAGAAAAAGGCTGAAATGATAGACAGCGAAATAGAAGCAATGGTGGAAAAGCGTTTTTTGGAATACGTGAAAGATAGCGGTATCAAACTTTCCTACGAAGTGAATGGAATACCTTATATATTTCATTATGATTTGTTGAGTGAATTGAACTATGAGGAAAGAGGATATCCGGAATCCGTGTCAGAAAAGGTGAAGCATGTTATCGCAGACGATATAACCGAGGCTTTGAATGATAAGTTTAAAGGACTGAAAGACGAGGCTTTGAATTATGCGTTAAGCGAGTTTGACAAGCAGAAACACGGTTTGGAGGCTACTGCAAAAATATGGAAACATTTCGCATTAATCTTTATCATTACGACTATTGTTTTAACATTTAGATTATTTATACAATTATGACCGAAGAACATGTAACATTAGAGACAGCGAAGCTGCTGAAAGAGAAAGGGTTTCTACAAAGGAAATATTTTATAAATGTTTCTACTTTGCATCATTGTTATAAATACCTATCTGTTCCACCTCAATCGGTAGTTCAAAGGTGGCTGCGCGAAAACAAGAACCTACATGTACTCTCTACTCCTAAAGTAGTAGAGAGTTATAATAAGATAGGAGAAGTCGTTAAAACCGAAGTAGAATTTTATTATTGGGATATATATGTCGTTGGCAGCAATAAACATAAACATATCATCCAAAATTGCTTCACCAATCAATTTAATACCTACGAGGAAGCACTTGAAGCAGGAATACAAGAAGCGTTAAAACTTATATGATTATGATACAAGAAATAAAAATCGGAGAAGTTTTTGAGTATAATGGTATCAAATTGAAGGTTAGAAAAATGTCGCCTTGGGGAGAATGTAGAAAGTGTTTCTTTTTTAAAGAGGGTAATGTAACATGTGGCGGCCCTAAATGCGCCGCTTATGAAAGAAAAGATAAAAACTATGTTTACTTTGAAAAAGTGGAGGAGGGTAAATAATGCACCAGTGTGACTATTGTTGTTGGTATAACGAAAGATACGGGAATTGCGATTGTCCGTATGTAATGAAGAAGTTGTCTTGTGATAAAGCTAAAAAGGAGAAAGAAAGGAACGAGAAATGAAATTAAAACATCCATTAGATTGGTATAACGAAAACACACCATCGGAAGATGAAGAATACGAAAAGGGATGTCTATCTATCGCCTTGATAGTAGTAATCATTTTCATTGCATTAACGGTTGTAATTTTATCTTACGAATTATGAAATCAAAACAAGTATTATCAATAGAACAAATGAAGCACTTGCAGGAGCTTGGATTAGATACGGGTGATGCAAGTATGTACTGGAAAAGGGTATCACATGGAAGCCGTATTGATGATAAATCGAAAGGTAAATGGTTTTTGAGTTTACAGAAGGAGTTTCAAACTTGCGGGTTTATGTCGTATGAAACACTTCCTACTTATACCTTGCAGGACATCATACAGAGGTTACCGCCCTCTATCAATATATGTATGCTGCATATATATCCTGCTGCTGACTTGTGGTATTTCGTGTACATGGATTCTTACACCCGTACTATTCTAAGCACGAAGTATAGTCCGGATATTATGAATGCAGCCTATCAGATGTTGTGTTGGGTGATTGAAAAAGGATATATTAAAACTAATTAGTTATGAAAGCAAGAGTAAGAGCGACCGGAGTTCTGATAGATGTAATCCCAAAAGTAAATATCAACGCGCAACATAGCGGAGATAATCTATATGTGTGCGATAATATGGTTTTCAGAGAATGCGAACTTGACTTTTTGAATGTTGGGAATTTAGTAATTGATTGGGAACAGAGGCGATATGAATTAGCGAAAGCTGCCATGCAAGGATTTTGCAGCAAACAGGTAATGTGTGCTGATTCAAATATGACAGCAGAATGGAGCCTTAGTTTCGCTGATGCGCTAATAAAGAAACTGAAAGGAGAATAACTATGAAAGCAAAATACTTCAAGAAGATAAAAAAACAAGTGAAGTGGTACAAAGTATCACATAGGGATGGTTTGTTTGATAGTTTTGTAAATGAGAAAGAAATTTTAGCTAAATCTCCTGAAAACGCTTGTGTCAGATATCATAAACGTACTGGCTGTTTTATTAACAGATATAATCCTAATCATATTACACAACATAGTGAACGTCTTTCAAGGTTCAAAGTGTGTATAGGTCAGAAAGTAATGCATTTTGATTGAAATAAAGGAGGAATAACTATGGGATTTATAACACCGTGCTTTATACGAAAGAATACGCCAGAGCTTAGAAAGAAGCTGGAAGAGTTGAGATATAAACTACTTAATTCTGGTGATACAACTTTAGATGCACATAATTATGATGGCAAGGGAAGTCATAAAAGTATTGAAGAAGGAAGAGCAATCATTACATTCTATGGGAATTTATATGGGGTGATATATAATGTAGATACTGTCACCAAGAAAGGAAGGGTCGATTGTGGAGCTAATGAGTTCTTGTTTCTTGCCATTGCTGCATTGAGATATGATACAGACGATAGCCAATGGTTCACGGATGGGGAAGATTGGTTCTTATGCCAATATCTGAAAGTAGGAATGCACTACCAAGACAAACCGGAAATACTATTTGATAAGTGGCATAAAGCCTCCGTGGACGAACTGATTGAACACTTTAAACAATAACAGCATGAGAAAATATAGAATTGAAAACTATGGCATTTATAAGAACATCTTTGATGTACAAATGAATACTTGGTGGTGCGGATGGATTACGATAAAAACATTCGTAGCAAGCGATATTTGTACTGATAGTATTGATTATGCAAAAGCCTGCGCACAAGAACTATTGGATAAACTAAGGGAGGAACTACCATGAACGAAGAAAAAGCTATAAAAATCCTCTATGAGCACAACATATGGCGCAAAGGAGGAGAAGGCGAAATGATTACGCCTGCACTATTAAGTGAAGCCATTGATACCATTGTGGACCTATTCAATGAGCGTAATGCGATGAAGTATTACTATGTAATTTTTGCTTATCAAAAAGAAGAAAATGCAAAATATCATATCGCTACAGTAAATATGAAATCCAATAAAGAATTTAACCCATATAAAGCTGCTGACATCATTAAGGAACAATTAAAAGCAAATGATGTAATAATTCGTTCTTGGCAAGAAATGTCGGAAACAGCTTATAACAGTTGTGACAATGAATGAGATAACTATTAGACAATGGTATGATACCTTCAAATCGGGTGAAGAGTTGGTTGAAGTTCGTATAGTAGACAATGCCTATAAAAGAACCTATTCCGGCTACTTTACTGATGTTGATACCCTACTCAACGAAATTAGGAAGTACGACAACTGTAACATCTACTTCACATTGAACGCTATCAATCCAGCATGTTATGACAGAGAGCAGCATGATAGGATTGTTACTAAACCTAAGTCAACGACTTCTGACAATGACATTGTTGGAAGAGATTGGATATTGATAGACATAGATACTAAAAAGCCATCAGACACAAACTCAACTGATGAAGAAAAGGAGATGGCGAAAGAAGTAGTCAACAATGTATTCAAGTTCCTACGGGATGAAGGTTTTGAAAAACCAGTAGTATGCGATAGTGGAAATGGCTTCCATCTGCTGTACAAAATAGCTATGAAGAACAGCAATGAGAACACTACAATCTGTAAAGAGTTCCTGCAAGTTCTTGATATGCTATTCTCTAATCCGAATGTAGAAATAGATTGTACTACACATAATGCAAGCCGGGTATGCAAGCTTTATGGTACATTTAGCCGAAAGGGAAGTAACACCAAGAAGCGTCCTCAAAGGGAAAGTAAGATACTAAGAATACCAGATGAAATTAAAATAACTCCAAACGAATACTTTGCCAAAGTTGCTGCCATGCTCCCGAAGCCAGAACAACCGAGCAAAAGCAATTACTACAGCAATGAGAAGTTTGACTTAGAAGCATTTCTGAATAAACACCACATTGCAGTGAGAAACATTGTAAGGACATCATCGTTCACAAAGTACATACTTGAAGAATGCCCGTTCAATAGTTCACACCGTGCACCGGATTCAGCAATCTTTGAGATGTCTAATGGAGGACTTGGTTTTAAGTGCCTGCATTCAAGTTGTTCTCAATATACATGGAAAGACTTTCGGTTGAAATTTGAACCAGATGCTTACGACCACAAGGAATACCAAAGGCACGAGCATAAGATGCAATACTACTCTTCCCAAAAGAAAGAACCTTTTGTACCAAAGAAGGAGGATTCTGCTAAAGGAAAGAAGTGGCTGGCTATGACTGATGTTCAGTATGTGGATATGAGTAAGATGGCTTCAATTCCTACGGGATATAAAGAACTTGACAAAAAAATCATTGGACTGTTGCTTGGAGATGTAACTGTATTGTCTGGCGGCTCTGGTGCGGGAAAAAGTAGTTGGATAGATTGTGTTGCTCTGAATGCTATACAAAGAGGATATAAAGTAGGAATATGGTCGGGAGAATTGCAAGACTTTAGATTTCAAAGCTGGATAAATCAAATCGCTGCTGGTAAAAATTATGTATGCAAAAGGGAGGGCTTTGAAAACTACTACTATGCTCCTAAAAATATTTCCAATCAGATAAGTAATTGGTTAGAAGGCAAACTATTCCTTTATAACAATAATTATGGAAGTAAATGGCAACAACTGTTTGCTGATGTAAAAGAGCTTGTAGACAAAGAAGGTGTACAGCTTATTGTTCTTGATAACTTGATGGCATTGCAGATTGACAACTATGAAGGTGATAAATATACCCAGCAAACTAAGTTCATCAATGACTTAAAAGAATATGCTAAAGCTAAGAATGTGCATGTGCTGTTAGTATGCCATCCAAGAAAAGAAGGTATATTTCTACGAAAAGAAAGCATATCCGGCACAGCAGATTTAACTAACTTGGCTGATTCTGTATTCATCATACATCGAATAGGAAAAGACTTTGAGCAGAGGGCAGGGGAGTTTTTCGGTAAGGACAAAGTTATCCCATATCTAAAGTATAACTCTGTAATTGAGGTCTGCAAGAACCGAAGCATGGGAGTGATAGACTTATTAGTAGGCATGTACTATGAGGTCGAATCCCGTAGACTTAAGAGCGAAATATCAGAGAACATCGTCTATGGCTGGCAGGAGCAACCAACACAATTGACATTTGAACCAGCACCCGAATCTGATGTTTCTGATTTACAAGACATATATGATAATATGAGCAATCAATTACCGTTTGGCAACGAATTGCAGGAGTTACCTTTTTGATATGAACGAACAAGAAATTACAAACTATGTACTATCTCTTATTCCAAAGGAAGAAAAAGATAGGGTTTTCAAGCAGGAGTATTGTGCTATAGGAGCAGAATTTATAGGCTTTATGGAAACATATTACTATCTATCAAAAATCATACCTAAAGAATATACTGTCTATGATTTTGGTTGTGCCTATAATCCACAATGCTATTTATTTCAAAACCATGCAAAATTTATTGCTGTCAATCCGGAAGAAATAGATGGTAAAGAAGTATTTAAAGCACCTAACTGTGATTTCTATAGAATGACTACCAAGCAATTCTTAGAAAATATATATGAAAAGAAAGAAAAAGAGTTTGCCATCTGCAATTATGTCCCAAATTGGTATAAGGAGAAAAGCATGGAATTGGTAAAAATGAACTTTCGGAATTGTTATACCTTTTATCCAAGTTAGTATGGAAAATAAAATCGAATTTACGAAAATAGAGCAGTATTTACCGAAAGAAGGCGAAGAAGTTCTATTCCTATGCGAAAATAAGATGATTTTTCATGGGGAATATCTATTAGGTCGTTGGTTCATGTATTCACCGGAATATAGTAGCAAAATAATAAGCACTATCTGCCCATTTAAAATAATAGGGTGGATAGGAATAAATAACTTTAATATTAATCAATAAAAAGAGTTAATCATGTTAGTACAATTAATGGAAGCAAAAGTTTCTTACGTTAAAATCAACGAAAGAGGCAAGCAAAAGAGAGTAACAGAGAAGTATCTTGTAAACGCTATGAGTTGCACAGAATGCGAAAAGCTGATGAACGAAGAACTGTCTATCTACCAAGCGGAAGAGTTTTCAGTTCTTGCAGTGGGACGAACAAACTTCCAAGAATTTTTGGGAGATAAGGACAAGGAAGACAAGAAACTATTTATGGTAAAGCTCAACTACATTACTCTAAATGACGATGGTGACGAGAAGAAGACACCGTGCATGTTGATTGTTGAAGCTGATACAACAGAAGAGGCAACAAACACTGTCAAAGAAGCTATGTCCGCTTCAATGGCTGATTGGAGAATCGAACGAGTTGTTGAATCTAACTATATAGATATCGTAAACTTGTAGTGGTACTTATATACAAAGTAAAGCTTAAATAAAGTAAATTATTTGCTTTTTAGTTTATAATATCTTATCTTTGTACTGAACTAAAGACGCATAATATGTTGAAAGCCTATAAATATAGATTGAAGCCTACTAAGGAACAGAGGATATTCTTTGAGAAATCCTTTGGATGTGTACGCTTTATCTATAATTGGGCTTTGGCAAAGCGGATAGAAGCCTATCAGAACGAAGGGAAACGAATAAATGCGGTTGACCTATGCAAGATGCTTACCGACTTGAAGAAAGAGGAAGGCATGGAATGGCTGAAAGAAGTAAGCAGTGAATGCTTGCAGCAGTCTATCCGGAATTTGGATAGTGCATTTACAAGGTTCTTTCGTGAGAAGAAAGGGTTTCCTAAATTCAAGTCCAAACACAAAAGCAGAGCAGCATATAAGGCTATCAACTCTGTAGAAGTAGACTTGGATAACAACCGGATTAAACTTCCTAAAATCGGATGGGTGAAGCTGTCTGAGAATAGAAAGTTTGAAGGAGATGTAAGGTCTGTTACGGTATCTAAAACCAAGACAGATAAATACTATGTCAGTGTATTGGTTGAGGATGGGAAAGAAATTCCATCTAAAGAACCAATAACTTATGAGGGTACAATCGGCATAGATGTGGGAATAAAGGACTTTGCAGTATGTTCCAATGGGGACGTATTTCAAAACCCTAAATATCTTGAAAAAGCTACTGACCGATTGAAGATAATTCAAAAGCGTTTCAGTAAATCCAAGAAGGGAGGAAACAGACATGAAAGACTTAGAAAGCAGTTAGCAAGACAATACGAGAAAGTAACCAACCAACGGACAGACTTCTTACACAAAGTAAGTACAAAGCTCGTTCGCGAAAACCAAGCGATAATCATAGAGGACTTGAACATTGACGGCATGATGAAAAATCACAAGCTTGCACGTTCAATAGGCTCTGTTGGTTGGGCTACTTTCTTCTCCATGCTTGAATACAAGTGTGAATGGTACGGAAAGACTTTAATTCGCATAGGTCGCTTTGAACCGTCTTCAAAGATGTGTGAGTGCGGATATATAAATAGAGAACTTAAACTTTCCGACCGCAAGTGGACTTGTCCCAAGTGTGGAACTACAAATGACAGAGATTTACTTGCAGCCCGAAACATTAAACGCTTCGGACTACAAGCACAGAATTTATTAACCCAACCGATGGCGCATCGGGGATTGGACGGTGAGAACCCAACTATGGACGACCGGAGCACAAGCTCCCTAAGAAGTAGCGGCTCGATGAAACGTCAAATTATTCAAGTAAAAATTTAGATATAAACGCCCAATGAAGATAAAATTTAAGAAACTGGATAAATCAGTTCCTTCACCATTCAAGAAATACCCATCAGACTTTTGCTGGGACTTATACGCTACTTCATGCGAGGAAATTGCACCTAACGTTTATAAGTATGGATTAGGCATTGCGATAGAAATGGAAAGAGATTGGGAAACTATATTGAAAGGTTCTACTATAGACATGGGATTGAACACAGATATAGATTTATCCAAGTGTCCTTTTCATTTGTCACTTGACCTTAGACCAAGAAGCAGCGTTTGGGAAACGGGAATGGTTCTTAGTAACTGCGAAGGTACTGTGGATGAACTATTTAGGGGGGGCTTATCAGCCGTGTTCTATCATTTGTTAACAGATATGCCAAAGTACGAGGTAGGAGATAGAATAATCCAAGCTAAGATAGGTATTACCTTGCCAATCGAATGGGAAGAAGTGGAAGAGCTTTCTGATACCGACAGAGGTGCTAACGGATATGGTAGTACGGGACAAAAGTAAGAACCATTATGGAGAGGTGGATAAGTGTAAAAGAATACGCAAGGAGAATTGGCAAGACTACTTCGGCTGTCTATTATATGATAGCTAATAATAAGGTCGAAGCCCGTCACTTTGCCTATGGAAATAAAAAAGGTCACTTAATAAAAGTAGAAGATGGTGAAGATAAAAGTGAATGTGAAGACGAAGAACGATAGTATTCCGTCTGACACTACGAAGAGAAAGATGCCGATAGTAGTAGACCCAAAACTTCATCCTCATCCAAGATACCATGATACTAATGTAGGTGATATTAGGTTTAGGATTAAGACTACTAAGAAAGATACGGTTAAAGCCGATACAATCAAAGTTGAAGTTAAGAAATGAATACTCTAAATAAATACATATGGTCATTATCTCCATTATTTAGAAAGCTACTTATTGTGCTTACTAAATATGTTGTTTATGTATTATGTCTATTGCTTTTGATTGACTATTCAGAAAAGTTAATAGCATATTACAATAATGACTTCTTTGAGGGGATGGACGGATATGCTTATTTATTTACTCCAATATCGTTCTCTATAACTTTATACGTTAAGATTACTTTAATAGCTGCGATACTACTTTTATTATTAGCTATTTCATTACATTTCTGTTGGAAATACTTATTAGGCGTACTTTACATATTTGCAGTATTAATACAACGTGAGTATTTAGATACAATATTCACATCGAACTCTGCGTTTCTGACTATCTGCTACACTAACATAGCAGTCATTCTCGTTATCCTATTCTTAGGTATTCAGCAATTCTTTAGAAACATTAAATCGGGACAGCATTAGGTTGCTGCCCCACAAATTATATGTAGCTATGGGAACTAAGGATAAACTACAACAACTTTGCAGAAAGTATCTGAAAAAGTTGTACCGGAAAGCGAGAGATATCGGTCTTGATGAATTTGTCGAAAGGACTATTACCGAAAACGAAAATGGACGATGCACAGCCACAGTAGAACAAGTCAATATGCTGGCTTCTCTATGTGGGGATGATAGAATAAAAAGGGAGGAAATTCCCAACTTGCTTGGTCTGTCATACCGGAAGTGCAACGAACAAAAGATTTTTAAAAGAATACGTAAATTTAAAGACAAAGGTATCTACTCCAAAGTAGATGCTATAATACTAAAAGACCAAATGATATGAAGAAGATTAGACACAATTTCAACAAAGGGATTAAGCTGCATTTAGCTTGTGAAAATGACTTTCTTAGACCAGTAATGAATTGCATATATTTCAAAGATGGATATGCAATTGCCTCCAACGGCAAGATATTAATCAAAGCCTGCCTAAATGAGATTTGCAACTTTAGCGAAGAAGAGAAGGAATTACTGGATGGTAAACTAATTAGTGCAAAGAACTTTAAGGAAATCATCAAGCATACTATTATTGAGATTGAAGAAGATGGTTTCCACGCTATATATGACGATTGGGACATAAAGTATAAGTTCGCGAATATAGATAGTAAATATCCCAATTATAACGAAGTTATAAGTCAATTCAGACCGGGATTTGCGGAAAAGGTACTTATTGACCCACTTAACATTGAATTGATAGCCGATGCTTTGAATGCAAGGAGAGGCATAAGATTTCATTTCCCTAAAGATGATAGCAAAGGAATTAAGATTACATTTTACGACAAAGAGTTATCTCTATCCGAAGCCCTTCTAATGCCTAAATTAGACTATTGATATGACAGAGCAAGAATACAAGGACTTGGCAAATAGTCAACCGAAGTATTACTATGAACCAAGAGGAAGAGAGTGGGCTTTATATGAGCGAGAAAAGGACGGCATGGAAGGGACTAAGATATTTGAGCATTGGGACAGAGAAGTTGTCCGTAAGCGATGCTATGAACTAAATGGCTGGGATTATAAACCGTCAGATGAATAGCCTATGCTACAGAAAATGTGCAGGAAGTATCTAAAAAGACTTCTCCCGGCTGCAAAGGAAGTAGGGTTGGAAGAATTTGTAGTTACTACCATAGATAAAAACAAGTCGGGTACTTGTGTAGCCACCAGACAGCAGGTCGATATGCTTGCCTCAATGTGTGAAGATAATCGGGTTAAACGTGAAGAAATACCAAATATTGTAGGTAAGTCATACCGATTCTGTCTGACTGGTAATCTTTTCAAGAGAATACGTAAATTCAAAGACAAAGGTATCTACTCCAAAGTGGATGCTATAATACTAAAAGACAAATTATATAGGACTGACACTTAAATGCTTATCTTTGTACATGCAGCGAGTAGAACGACATATAGCAATAGGCAACAAGCGATTGGATGAACTCTGCTTCCTATCCAAGAACTTGTACAACTACGTAAACTATCTTATTAGACAAGAGTTTACGCAGAACAAGAAGCTTTTGTCCGAATATGAAGTTACCACCATGCTCGCTAAAGATAAACAAGCGGACTATATAGCCTTACCTTCACAGACAAGTCAGCAGATTATAAAGATACTTTTCAAGAATTGGAAGGGATTCTTCAAACTCTGCAAGGTGAAGGACAAACTGAAAGCCCGTCCCAAACTTCCCAAGTACAAGCATAAAACGAGAGGACGCAACATTGTGGTATTTACCAACCAGCAGTGTAAATTGAAGGACGGATATATCCATTTCCCGAAACGTGCCGGGATAGAACCAATAAGAACCAAAGTAGATAACTTGTGCCAAGTGAGGATAATCCCACAGTGCAGTTGCCACATAATAGAAGTAGTTTATGAAAAAGAGAAAGAAGAAGCCACCGAACTGAACGATACGGCTTATCTAAGTATTGACTTAGGACTAAACAATCTCGCCACATCATTTGACCCACAACACAACTGTTGTTTTGTCATTAACGGCAGACCGCTAAAGTCCATGAACCAATTCTTTAATAAGCGCAGGGCTTTCCTAATGAGCTTGATAGGTAGTCGGGGAATGAGCAGGCGTATCGGACGGTTAACTCTAAAGAGGAACTGTAAAATACACGACTATATGCACAAAACTTCAAGATTCATAGTCAACTATTGCAAGGATAATCACATTGGTAATATTGTGATAGGAAATAACAAGGATTGGAAGCAGAACTGCAATATGGGAAAGGTGAACAATCAGAACTTTGTGAGCATTCCTTTTGAGAAGCTAATTTCCATGATACAGTACAAGTGCGAGGAAGTAGGAATTAAGGTTACAGTTACGGAAGAGAGCTATACTTCCAAAACCGACCACTATTCAGACGAAGCCATGTGCCACCACGAGAACTATATGGGAAAGCGTATAAAGAGAGGTCTATTCCGTAGCGCATCGGGCAAACTGATAAACGCTGACCTAAACGGAGCAATAGGAATTTTAAGAAAAGTAGTCGGTGAACGCCTTTGGCAAATAGCCGATAGAGGTGGAGTGGCAACACCATCAAGAATACAATTTGTATAGACTTGTAAATAAGTGCCAATACTGTTTACCGCATATGAGAAAAGATGAAGAGAGTGTATCTTTTAGAGTGGTTGAAAAGGAACATATTAGTACCGTTCAAGACTGCGAACTGGCAGTTAGAGTAACCGAAGAAAAGGCTATTGAAGTGGCAAGGCAAACGATAGCAGATATCTTTAACGAAGTACATGGTATTAATCAGATTATGTACTTGGAGGACTTTGTAGCAAGACTTAAAAAATAATGATATGATAAGAAAAATAAAATTTAGAGGAAAGGACATTGATACGGGAGAATGGAGATATGGATATCTCTCTTTCTTCTATACTGCCGGAAGGGATAAAAACGGATTTATCCTTACGGATAAAGCACAAATATATTCCCAAGAAGACGGACGCTGCTACGACGTATTGGCTGAAACCGTTGGGCAGCTTACTGGAAAAACCGACAAGAATAGAAAAGAAATCTACGAACATGATTTGCTTCAAGACGAAGAAGGAGTTATTTATGAAATTTGGTATTCGGAAGAAAAGGCGTGTTTCATGGCAGAAATGGTAAATCCTCAAAATGATATGGTAGATATTCTTGGAGGATATGGCACTGAAAGATGTTTTGAGATAGTAGGTAACAAATTTGATAATCCTAATTTGTAAAACGATGAAAAAACAAACTTGGAAAATGCACTTTAATAAAGGAGTGCCATGTACATGGGAATATGAACCTTATGATGAAGAAAGAGAAAACTATACCTTTGAAGCAGACTTATACATAAAAGATTATGGCGGAGGCTATTCATCAGCAGTAATTTACCTTTGTCCGTGGCAAGAAAGGAATAAAGACTTTTGGGACTTAAAGGTCAATTATCAAGTATTTATGAGCGATTCTATTGATATGATTCAGAACGCAGTCAAAGGTAGAATCAAAGGTACATTTACTTGGGTAAAGAATGGGTCTAATTATGGGATTAAATTAGTAGTAGCTAAAAAATAATAGTATGGTAATAAATACAAGATTCAGTGTAGGCGACCATGTAATATATCGTGATGGAATGGAAATTTACGAGGTCAAAATTGAAAAAATTACCATCATAGCAACGGGAAAGTATCTGCACTCTACTAAATATGAATTTGATAATGGGATGCACTGCTTTGAAGGAATTTATCCCGATTGGGATAAAAGAATGTTTGAAAACAAATACTACTTTGAAAGGTGGTATAACGAATTTGGTTCACATGGTAATATATTAACTTAGACATTATGATAATAGACACCGAATTTAATGTAGGAGATACAGTGTTCTACCTACAAGGATATACAATATGTATAACTACTATTAGTAGTATAAGTGTTGAATGGTCGTATGCAGATGATAGATTTGTAATGGTTTATAAACTTGCAGATGGTTCTACTTCTTTGAGGAATGATTATCCCAAGTGGAACAGACCAATGTTTCAAACCCAAGAAGCCCTTTTTAAATACTTACTAAAAGAGAATAATTTACATGAAAAATCAAACATTGTCGATTGAACAGATGCAGCATTTGCAGAAGATAGGAGTAGATACAAGCAACGCAAGTATGGTATTAATTGCTACAGATAATGATGGCTGTACTTTAGATTGGGAAGAAGCATTAGATTATATGAAATATGGACAATCAGACGTTTACTTTAAGCTATTGGATGCTGAAATGGGAGATTATAACCATTCATATCGGGAAGACTGCGGAGTGTTCACCTTGCAAGACGTTATTGATAAACTTCCAAAGTTCATAACGCCTATGCCATCAAAACAAATTCGTTTCTCATGCTTTATAAACATATTTGGTGGTATCAAGTATGTAAATGAAGATGATGTAAACGATGTATTGAAGTTAATTAGGGGGAATAATCTACTTGAAACTGATGAGTGGAAGGGGGATGTAAATGAATAAGGCTATACTTGTAGGATGGATTACTGACATTAGAGAAGTCGGTAGTTATGGGGTAATGGTGAAACTCAAAACTTGCGAAAAGGGTTTCACCACCCAAAAAGGCTATAAGATAGCTGATAGGATAGATTATCATGTATGCCTTGCAAAAGGAACAATTACACGATACATTCTCGACAACTTCAATGTAGGCAACTTAGTTGAACTTACTGGGAAGATATACAACAAGCTGGAAGAAACCAAACATGGCGATAAGGTTCAGTTAACCAATATCCACATACAGACAATCAATCTGTATTCTCTGAACAACATATCTCCAGTTTCAAAAAGCAATGGTGATACAAAATCTGTAGAAAATCCCGATTTATATTTTGAATAACTAAAGTTTATTGCTACATTTGTGCTACAAACTTTTGGTTCATAATAACAGCATTTTAAACCCTATTCTTTAGCTTGCGAAAGTGACATTTCTAATTTTCTTGTAGGGAGGGATTAATTTCTCTCCCTTATTTTTTGGAACTTTCCAAAATTTAGCATACCTTTGCTTCATCTTAAAATAGAAAATCAATGGAGAAAAAGAACTACTTAGACGATTGCCTCGCAACGCTTCAAATTCCGTCACTTCCTAAAAAAACTTGGGACAAGGTTTCCGAATTCAACAAAGGAGTTTGCCTTGTAAGACGGATTGACGGAACGGAAAACTATGCAATTTGTCGGTACAATAAAGAGAAGGACGAAGCTGTCAAAGTCGTTAAGGATTTCTGCTTGGCGACATTTACAGAAATTCTTGAATGCTATCCAGTTCCCGACTTTGTGGAAGCTGACATTGAAAGCATGGACTTGGACGAAGCCAATAAAATGGCAATGGAAGAGTTGCTGGAAGAACGTCAAGAAGCTATCATGGAAGACGTCGAAGTTGAAGAGGAGAAACTTCCGGAGTGGATATACCCATTCATCAGTAACCGGGAAGAAGCTCTTGCATTCCTTAAAAGTAAGAGAATAAGAAACGCCCACTCTCTGAAATCTGACGAAGCTGTCAAAGCTAAATTGTATTTAGTTTACGAGGACGAAAAAAAGAAGAATAAATAACCTAAAAATGATATGATGGATATTTCAAAAATGAGCAAGGCACAGCTTGTAAAACTCATAGGTACTTCCTATGTATTTGTGCCAAAGACCAAAGGACACATGTATTGCAGACTGGACGATAGAGGTATTTCTATTGCAGTTACCGAGGATTATTCTGTTGTGTCTACCAACTTCCATAGAAACGTATTTACCAATGTAGCCAGTGGCGGTTACTCCAATCCCTATCTGTGGCTTAGAACATTCTGTGAGTGCATCGAAGCAAACAAAGAATTTGGAGAAGTTAAGGACAAGAATGGAAATGTACAAGGTTTCAGCTTCTCTCAACTGATGGAACATGCTGACGAAATGCCGGAAGAGATTGTTAAGGTATTGCAGCATACAGAGCGATGGATTTATACGCTTTCCGAGCCAGCCTTTGCCGTTGGAGGAGATACATTGCAAGTCACCAATGTAATGTGTATGTACTTCTCATACTTGGCAAAAAGTAATACCATGCTCATGCCAGCACCTTCCGATATTTCTCGCAACGAATTTTATCAGAAGTATATCGAAACTATCCGCTACCTTTCCCTTGAAACAACGCTTGATGAAGAAAAGGTAAAAGATTTGAAGGAGCAAATCTACAACATCGAACGTGAGGCAATGAACAAGATTGAGATTCTGATTAAGGATAATGGTGGTGAATTTAAACAATCAATTGCCATTCCTAAAAGAGAGGTTGATGAAGGAGAAGCCTTAACCGAAATGAAGAATGATAAGTTGGAGTAATTTTGTCGCGGTCGTAATAGGCATTGCATTCATATACTGGCTACGTAAGATAAACGATTATGGAAATCCATTTATAGCTGCCTTTATGAGCATATTATGGTTTTTCTCTCTAATCATATTCTACGCGATTTGGGGAGGAATATTTTGGTGGTAGCATGAAAATACATGAATTTAATCTAACTCCTTATCCAAGAAAATTATGGGTAATTAAGAAATGGACGGAGAAGGAACTAAAAGAAGCTTTCTGTAGATACGATGGTGGCGAAGTAGATTGGGACTTGGATGATAATGAAAACCTAATTGAAGCAAAGGTTATATCAAAAGTTCAATTTAAAGAATCAGAATATTTAGGTATAGTTGTATTATTAAAGCCTAATGTAAAGAATAAGATATTAGCCCATGAATCGGGGCACATAGCTTTATCCTTATTTGACGAAATTGATTCATATGCTAATCCGAACGACCAAGAACCCTTTTGCTATTTACTCGGATATATTTATGATTGCTTAGAACAAGTTAAACGAAATAAGTTTAAAGATGAATAAGATAGAAAGATTTAAAGAGATAGTTGCTGAAATGGCAACGCTCTACGAAAATAAGAACAAAGATTATGGCGATTCATTCGGCAAGTCTATCAAAGAGCATGGCAATATAGTTGGCATTGTTCGCATGGAAGATAAGTTTAACCGATTGAAGTCATTGCTAAATAGTAATGAGAAACCTAATTATGAATCGGTGTCTGATACGCTGACTGACCTTGCAAACTACGCTATTATGATGCGTATTGAACTTGAAGGTAAAGAAGGTACTTCTCAAAAGGCTACTCAATTTGAATGTAAGGTAGATGCAGACCTATCATCTCTTGCCAGTCAAATCATGACTTGCCCACACAAAAGTCTGTCAGAGGAAGAAGCAGAAAGTCTAAATAAAGCTTTAAACCAACTTATGGAAGAGGCAACTAAATATTTTGATTGCCACAAAAGTATTATTCCCTTTCCACAAAGAATAATAAAAGTTGATGAAGCAACGAAACATCGCCTTATATGTCGAGCTAAGAAATATATGACACAATTAGTAGACAGTGGCGTTATTGAAGATTTTCAAATAGCTTATGAAGCATAGGTACTTATATACAAAGTGACACTTAGTATATAACCTAATGCCAATGTAGCGAAAACCAAGCTACTCAGAGAGATTTAAAATAGTATTAACCCAACCGCTGGCGCAGCGGGGATTGGACGGTGAGAATCCAACTATGGACGAACGGAGCACAAGCTCCCTAAGAAGTAGTGGCTCGATGAAACGTCAAGTTGTTCAAGTGTAAGCTTGGATATAAGCGCCTACCGTCTGTGAAGATAGTTTAGATTGATTTTCAATTTTTCATTTTTCATTAAGAGTGATTTTAATATTCTTATACCCTTCTTGCTTGTGAAAGTAGGAAGGTTTTTTGGAACTTTCGCAGATTTTAGCTACTTTTGTAGTGAAGTTTAAACTTAATATATTAACGAAATGGCTGGAACAACTTTTACCAACAAGCGACTTTCCTATCATGTGTCTAACACAACTGGCACTATCACGTTGGAAGGTGACGCTACAATCAACTCACAATCAATGATTGATTCATTCAATGGCAGTGTAAACTCTACTACCGGACAGTACGGTAACTTCTCTTATTCTGAATCCGATGGGGGACAAGTCAACAGAAGCTACAACGGCTCAAAGGACATCGAAGTAGAGGCTTGTGACCTTATTGATTCTGTAATTGAAGACCTCAAAGCAGAAGCGTTGAAATAATGGTTAATTACGAGCAGACAAAAAGCTTGATGAAATCAAGAGGGGTAGACAATCTCTCTCCTCTTGACTTTTCTTTCTCCATGATGGTAGCTATTGGTATCAATGAGATACAATCCTATATGGTTACTATCAGAGGAAAAGAGTATGAAAAGAAAACCGAAGAACAAATACCTAAGTTCCGTGAAAGATGTAGCTTGGAAGTTACAGACTATCTTGAACGGATAGATATTAAAGAAACTATAAGGTTTCTTAGGGCAGAGCACGATAGAAATATCAAAGATACTGCCTTGCAGCTTGAAGACATTGACTTCAACGCAGAAGACCTAAGAAAGATATTAGCGAAGTTCTTGAAAGAAAAATACAAGGATATTGATGCAGCCGATGCAAAGGACTTGCTCAACGCTATCAAAATATATGTGGATAAGTTCGGAGATTCCGGAGAGGACGGGGTTGCCAAGTTCAACCGACACTTTATCCAAGTTTATCCTCCATATAATGCTGTATGTCCCAATTGCGGAAAAGAGATTGACTTGCCTCGTGGTGTCAACTCTAAATGCAAGCATTGCGACCATCAGTTTGTATGGAGCGAGGAAAAGGAAAGATATTACTGATTTGCCTTTTTTTTGTTTTAGCATTATTTATTTGTCATTTTAGCATCGGTTTGTGAAAATAGATGCTTTTAGTAGAAACATTTTAAAAAAATATAACAATGAAAACATCTAAAATTGTAAGCGTTTATAAGACAATGAACGACAGCAAACTCACTAAGATGGAGGATGCTGACAAGTTTAAAGTTATTAAAGCATTACGTGCTATTAAGCCAATCAGTGAAGGCTATGAGGAGTTTGTCAAGCTGACACACGAGAAGCTGAAAGACGATAAAATGGAAGAGATGCAGAAGAAAGCCCAACACTGGCAGGAAATGCAATCACAAGGGAAGGAAGTCGAATATTCTTTTGAGGAGCGCAAGGAACTCAATGAATATTTCCAAAACTTCAACAATACCATTGAGAAGCTGATGAAAGAAGAGGGCGACAAGGAGAACGAACTCACCTATGACAAGTTGAGTGAGGACGCTTTCGGAAAGTACATCGCTTCCAACGACTTCAATGTAAGTACCATCATGGACTTGCAGGAAGTTCTTGTAGGAGAATAGTATTTGTTGCATATTACATAGTTTATTTAGAGGTTAGGGGGAGCTTGTGAAAGTTCCCCTTTTCTATTGTTGCGTTATTGGTCGTAGAGGTACTACGGAATCTGTATATCTCGATGAATCAAGAGTAACCCAGACTTTATAGGATTCGTCTGCTTCTATATCAAATGTCTTTCTGATAACTGTGTATGTTTCACCAGCAGCCACAGTGAATGTTCCTAACCCTAATTTTGTTTCGCCAAGCATCAGTGGGTCAAACAAGTCATATTTAGCAAAGCGAACCCACAGCGAATTATTAGTAAATGTCTTGCTTGAACTTGTCGGGTTCTTGACTTGAACAGTCACAGTCAATGCAGTTGCAATCATTCCAATACCAGCATTGATGATGATATTATATGTGGTACTTACTACTTGTATCTCGGCAACCTTAGTATTAGGCAAAGTGAAATAGCCAGCAACCTTATCCGTGTCCAGTATGCCAAGCTTTACAGTAGACAAGAAGGGATAGACATTATATGTGTTTACTGGTAATCCATTTGTAGGCACTTTTACTTGCATTGTCCCCGGACTATCAGCAGTCAGTCGTTGCGACCTTGTTCCTCCTTTCTGAACCATATATACACCAAAGTACATATCCCCTAATGTATAAGCCACGCCCTGCCATACCAATCCACCTATATCACTTAACGATAGACTTCCTCCCATTGAAGACGATGGATTATAAGCTACTGTGGCAAAAAAGGTGCTGCCACTTAGATTATCTACTTGCTTTGGAACTGTAAACGAGTGAATTGGAGCCATTGCTTCCGGCATATACCCTTCAAAGTCAAGAAGCCGGAAAGGTGCATTGCTTCCTCCTTGTGGCGGTGAATACTTATATCCATTTGCTCCGTCAGAAGTCATTTTACTTACTATATCCTTATAAGTACCAGCCTGCGCACCGCTTATATCAATGCCACAATTCCCATTACTGCTTTTCCACCAATTTGAGTTTGTAAGATTGATATTTTCTGATGGGTATATTACGGGCTTATACTTTGCCCACATATTTGTTTTGCCATGAGTATTCTTGCACAAATAACCTAAGTCATTACTTGATACACCCAATGCTGTGCGGACATCATCAATACTGACGGGTGCTACGATTTTCCCACTTGATATTGGCATAAATAAACTATTTAGTTCTAAGAGAACTTGGTAAAAAACATGGCTTTGAGCTACCCGTAGCAGCATTGAAGCCGTTAACAACTCTCACTTTCTTTTTCATATCATTCTTCATAATACATTGTATCTTAACTATATAGGTTATTCGACTTTGTGTTTTTTCATTTTTAAAGCATCTGCTGCGAAGTAGGTGCTTTTTTATTAGTTAAAGATAGGTATTCTCGTCTATACGGTGCATAGTCAAAGTACCCATAATATAGTTCCTACCAGTAGGGCGATTAACTATTATAGTTGTAGGTTCATAAGAATCTAAACATACAAACTTACTTTCTGCACCAGCATATTCAGATTTGATAGTCACTTGGTGGCTCGTCATATAACTAATGAAGTTCTTGTGAACCGCACGGACATCAACCGTACTATCGTGGAAATCATCTATGATAAACGAAATCTCTACATCGGGATTTTCGTAGCACACTTTATCCGGTACGAAGACATCTTCCTTGTTGCTGTTAATCCAAGAAGCCGTATAGATATTCTTGGGTTCTCCTTGTGCAAGAAATCCGTCCATCTTCAATATACGAAGACCTTTCCATTTAACTGTGAAGTCGGTATAGTCTTCAATACCAGCTTTTACGAAATATATATTTGCTCCTATCATTACAGTCTTAAATCTTTAGTGAACATTTTTACTTTACCATCATTCTCTAAAACCTTCACTTCACATTTGGGAGAATACATATAGACTACAACATTACTGTGTACGTCTACATAGTCAATAGTCAAAACACTTTCATCAAACAGATAAATACGTATGGTATTAAATCCGTCCAATTCCAAGTGAACATTAGACTTATTGGATATATATATAGTTGGGCATTTAGTTTCTTGTACCGATATGCGGCTATCACATTGGACGAAGTGAGAAACGTCCTCTTTTAAGGTTATATAATCGTGATTATCTACCCACATAGAGTAAGTATAACCATCAACTCCATCAACATCATTAAAGGTGTGCTTTCCGTTTATATAGTCAGCAAACTCCCTTTTTAAAAAGTCAACGGACATTCCCCAGCCTTCATACATTGAAGTTGCCATATATGGAATACTCTGTTGCTGCAAGGCAAGCTGCATCAGCTTCTCTCTATCCTCCTTGCAGGCTTTCCACTCTTTGTTGTACTCGCTACACAAGTCCCGTAACAAAGAGTTTTTGTAAAAGTATAGTAAGTTATGCTCCATCATTCTTCTTTAAACAAGGAAACAATAAAATCTCGTCCAGCACCCGTCCACCTTCTGTCATAAATAATACGTCCGTTATCCAAAACAGTTTGCTTAACAGAAGTGTAACCTAAGTCAGCATACTTCGCATACAACAGCCATGTGCCGTTTTGCTTGAACTGAACTTCCATCTTAGATAACCGATTGTTAAGTTCTATTGCAGACCTCAAACCAACTTCCTTTGCAATCTCGCCAGCAGTATAAGTTTTAGAATCATGCACCAAGCGTTTAACATTGTCTTGTGCCTCCTTAGCTTCAAGTAACGCCTGCTGTTTTGCTTCATACTCCAAAGCCCATGCTCTTGCGGCTTCTGCCGGATTATTGAAGTTAGGCAATGTGATACCAGAAATAGCTTTCTTTTCACATTCAAGAAAGTAGTTCCTATAATCATAACTTAAAGGAGTTCTTGCCATCATTGCAATATGTTTAGCAAAGTCTATTGTGATAGCATAATCCTTAGTTTCATTACCGTTCGTCATTGTGACGAACCCTACCCAATCCTCATTCTCTTTAAAGAAATTATCTTCAACTATGTTTTGAGTTGCCCATCTCGACCAATTAGATTTATCTAATCCAAGTCCAATATACAACTCTCTTGCTGAAACTACTTGCTTTCCTTCTCTCTCTGAAATTTTAATTAGCTCTTTCATATTTACGATGTTTATACGGTATTAATAATAGTGAGGGAGAAGTGCACCGTAACCACTTTCAATAAAGGAGCGACCTCTATCTATCTCCCTCACTACAAATATACTAATTAATCGGGTAATATCCTAACATTTACACCATTTCCTGCGGCAGTAGAAATATTTACCGTCCAAACTTGAATAGCTTGAAGTATCTGATAACTACTTCGCATTTGAAGCAACATCTGCGACATCGTTCCTGCATTGACATTAGTCATATCCCATATACCTTGCAGAATAGTAGTTTGCTGGAATACTTGCTGGCTTACCATATTCATATAGGCTTCCAATGCACCAGCTTGTTCTTCTGTTATGCCTTGTATTCCTTTCTGTAAGGAAGAAAGGGCTGCGTCTTTCACTCCACTACCAAACTCTATACCAAGCTGCCCCATCAAGTTCTTTAAATCCTCGTTTATCAAAGGAATTAGCTCTTTACCCAAGTCAGCTATCTGTTTGGCTTCTTCGGTGGTAATACCTACACCGCCAGCAGAGTTTTCTTCGGTAAATCTCTGAACCATAGCAAACATACTCTTCAACCGTTGTCCGACAATCTCAGAAGCAAGCGACTTGACAATCATATTTGTTATTAAATCATCAAAGCTTTCCTCTAAATTTGCCATTGTATCAGTTCCTTCCTTCCAAGCTGAAATCCAAGAATCGGCAAAGCTTTCTGCGGCAGATTTTACATCTGTACCGAGCAAAGTGTTTACTATATTAGTAGTAGCATCATTAATCGCATTTTGCAAGTCTATAACTTGACCTTCCAAGTCTATGATTTTGTCTTGGTCTTGGTTTTTCTTCTTCCGGCTCTTTTCAAGTTGAAGCTGACGTTGAACTTCTGCAAGCTGTGCCTTCTGATTTGCGATGGCGGCTTTCTGTGCTGCAATTTCAGCTTTACCCATTGACTTATCAACAGCACGTTCAAGATTCTTATAAGCGTTCTCTAATTGCTTAACTCTTCTCTCGCTCTTTTCAACCTCTCTTGTGATTTTCTTGTTTCCGGCATTGAATATGGCTGATACTCCTTGCCAGATACCTCCTAATGTGTTGATTGTTCCACCTAATATATCCCCTCCTGCTATTTGAGCTATTCCTTGTGCAGCTTGTGAAGCACCTTGTATAGTTTCACCAATAGTAGATATAGTATCAGAAACTCCCTCGGAAAATCCCATCTGCTCAAAGATGTTTCCTATGGAACTAACGGACATACCCAACTGACTTACATATTCAACAGTACTTTCAAATGAACCGTCAAGTCCTTTAAAGTTATCCTTCAAATTCTCAACTTGGTCTGCAAGTAAAGCAAAAGGATTACGAGAATTTACTTCCGTCTTTAAAGCCTTAATACGTGCCATTAACTCTTTGTATTCATTAATTGGCATGTTGGCTCTATTAGCTACCGCAAACCTCTCTATCTCGTCAATCATATTATTCAAAGACACTGTACTGATTGCATTCAAGTCTTGGAATGACTTCTCCCAAGCATTAGAAGTATTCTTCCATTCCTCAAAAGCTATCTTAGTCTTTTCTTGTTCCGCACCAGTATCAACAGCAAGAGAGAGCTTTGGAGCTTTCTCGTTTATAAAGTTCTGTATCTCTTCAATCTCACTTTCTATCTCTGCTCTTACATCGGGGCTTTCAGTCACAGACAACTGCAATTCCAGCTTTGCCAAATCAGAAGTTGCATCAGTAACTCTATTGGAGATAGAAGCTTGGTCTTCCAAACGTTTTCTTTCGACCTCTGCTATCTTATCCTCCATTTCAGCGTACTTATCTGCAATAGACTGGAAGTTCTTGAAATCATCCAATGCGGCTTTCTTGATAGTATCGCTTAACCTTTTCTGAATGTCTTCAATAGCCTTTGAAGCGTCACTCTCACTCTGAACCATAGTATTAAGAGAGCTTTGCCAACTGCCAACCCTTATGTCGTTAGGATTCTTTTCGATTAAGTCTTGTAATCTCTCTTGTTCTTTTTGGAAGGATGAAACTTTTTCCCTCAAACTATTCAATGTAGCGTTAACATCAGCTTCCAATTGTTCAAGTGAAACGGGGTCATACTCAAACAAACCAGCGAACAGTGAACCGAACTGCCCAGCATTCTCTATATCCAATTCAAGCTCATAGCCTTGAAACATTCCCTCAATCTTGCGTTTTGCCAAAGCAACACTTGCAGAGTTTATAGAGATAGAATATTCAATCTCACTTTGTGCTTTCTTCCCAGCAACCAACTGTTTAGCTTCTGGCGATTTGAGGGTTTCAGCTATCTTATTATAAAACTTTGGAGCGCTACCTTTATCAAAGGTAATCAAGTCGTTAATATCAACACTAACACCTTTAAAAGCATTGTCGAATAAGTCTTGGTAAGCTTCCTTTACCTTTTCAGCAGCATAGGTTATATTGCCAGTGTCTTTCACAAGCTGTAAGAACTTCTTTTGAATATCATCTACCAGCTTAATCTGTTGCTTCAATAAATCCATTTCCTCCTTCTTCGCCTTGTTCATCTCCTTTTGAGTGCTAAGGTCGAGATTCAACGCAGCGGCAATTTGTCTTGCAACTTTCAAACGGTTGGCGACATATTCTTTTTCTTCGGGACTTGCAGTAAGACCTTTAGATATTTCTTCTTGTTGTGCAGTAAGCGACCTATATTCCTTTTTCAATCGGTCTATATAACTCCAAATATCTTCGTCTTGCTTAATGGCAAAGCCTGCACCAGCACCACCGCCAGCTTTCTGAACAATAGAATTAACATTCTTCTGCCAGTCTTTTAACTCTACATTATACTTTTGAAGTTGTTCAGTTATCTGGTCGTACATATAAGTATTGCCAAGCTTCTTATATGCAGCTTGAAGTTCGATAAGTCTTAGCTTCTCGTTCTTCTGATTTTGTTCCAGCTTCTTATATTTCTCATTGATATTATCTATTGCTTGACCTTCTATTACACTGGAATAAGTTGGTCTATTGCTGATAATATCACTGGCTTCACGAACTTCTTGAATAGCCTTCTTTTGCTCTGTAATCGCCTTACCTAACTTGTCAATGCTTCCGGATGAACCAAATAAAGACTGAACAACTAGATTAAGCTTTCCCATTTCAGCAGTAGAACCGCCAAGATACTTCTTAGAGATAGAGTAGAATCTTGCCATATAAGTTTCACCTTTGGAAAGTCCTTTATCCAAACTTGCAACAAAGTTTCGGGTAATCTCTTGTGCATTTACTTTAGAGATACCTCCTTCTGTCATTTTCTCTATAATATTGGCAATAGCATCTTGTTGTTGTTCAGAGTACTTTTCTGTTATTACTTGATAACTCTTTTCAAGAGCTTGTGACTTTGCTTTATTATAAATAGCATCTACAACTTTATTGTAATTTTTAGCAAGTTCAGAAGCATAGTTAATCTCAGTCAACATATTGGGGAGATATGAACCATAGGTATTGTTTATCTCCTTCAAAGCATCGCTAAAATTTCTACTTCCTTTTTCCGATTCATTCAACTTCTTTACTAAAGCGTCAAAATCAGAAGTCATTTGCTGTGCATTTATAAGACCGCCAGCAGTAATACTTTCCAGTTCTTTTCTAAACTTAGTAGCATTTGTATATGCTTGATAAATGACAACTCCCAAAGTAGCTAATCCAGCAGCTACTATAGCATAAGGATTTTTTGCAACAGCAACAAGTGTACTATTTAATTTTTCAGTTGATTCATTGGCAATCTCTGTTGCTTCCGCCTTATCTCTCAATGCAGCCTTCACTATTTTCAAATATTCAGCGTACTTCTGCAAGTTTATATTAGCAGCAAGTTGTACAACGGCAGTTCCCAGTTGAACTGTTTTATAGAACCCTAAAGCAGCAGCGACAACAGTCAATATATTAGCTACACTTCGCCAATTCTTAAACAGACTTCTTACAAGAGATATGCTTCCGGTTAACATGCCTTGATTCTCCTTACCAATCTCATTTAGCATGAAGTCATAAGCATCGGTTAAGTTAGATAACTGTCCTGCTAAAGTTTCAGCTTGCTTTGCTTGGAAGTCATAGAACATACCGCCTTCATCTGTATAACGATTTAAAACTTTCATTACATCAGTGAAGGAAACCATCTTATTAGACATTCTATCCATGACATCACCTACTGAAACAATTCTTTGTTCCTGCTCAGTGTACATCTTGGCAAGTTCAGAAGTTATAGAAAGACCAGCATTGGCAAAGTCACGAGCATCCCTTGCTGTAAGTACAGTCTGTGACCTAATCTGACCTAAGTTGTAAGTCAAACGTTCCATTGGTACACCAAGAGCGGCACTAATATCTGCAATACGTTTTGAAACATCTACAAGTTCTTCTGCTTCAAAGTTATAGGCAGCAAGCTGTTTCGTAGCACTAGCCAAATCCAATACGGTAAATGGAGATTTTAATGCTAATTCTTGTTGTTCCCGAAATATCTGAGAACCTTTTTCAAAGTCACCAAGTACAGCACCAATCGAACGTTCAAGTAATTCATACTGACCTCTAACGTCCATAAGACTTTTTGCAAAGCCAGTTAACGCTCCTAATCCAGTATAGAACAGAACTCTTTTACCTAAGTTCTTAAATGATTCAGCTAAACTGTTATTTGCCTTTTGAAGTTGAATACCACTGGATAAAGCTTCCGCATTTTGCTTTTTCAAGTCCTCCATAGCTTTATTGACATTACGAAGCTTCATTGCATATTCTGCATCATCCGTGGAGAGATTACGTTGTACAATCTGCAAGGCTTTTAGCTTTTCAGTCCTTTCTTGAATTGACTTATTGCCCATAGCCATAGCCTTTTCGTAGCTTTGACCTCCTTGTGATATTCTACTCTTCTCCTCTTCTCTTGCTATTCTTGCTGCTAAGTTGGCAGTCTGCTGCCGGAGCAATATTTCTCTTTGAAGTAGCTTCTCCCTTTGAGCAACGTGAACATTAATTCTTGCCTCTTGCACATCAGTTTTAACAGTAGCCAATTGCTCCATATTATTCTTAATACGAGTAGTGTTTCCTTGTATTTTAGAAAATACTTCTCGCAAATTATTGGCAACTTGCAAGGCTTGGTTCATAGAATTAATGTCTACAGATACAGTCGTGGTAGCAGCTTGCGTGGCAGCAGTATTACCTTGTGCAATATTAGTTGCCCCCAAACTTTTAAGCTTGGCTTCCAACTCGGAAATCTTCGTTTCCAAAGGACGGATTTGCTGGTTAAAGCCATCAACTAAGCCCTTACCAATATTCTTACCCAATTGGTCGGCAAAGCCCTCCACACTCGCCAACTTACCTTCCAACTTGTTGGTGAAATCTTCCAGACGCTTTTCCGTCTTCTTTAGAGTTTCATCAATGCTTGATAACAAGTCCTTATCAGACATTGAAGCACTAATAACTACATCTTTATTGTCTGCCATCGCTGCTACTTTTTATTTTATTCTTGGTATGGTATCTAACACACTACGTTTAGGTGCTTGCAACTCACTTCTATCACTTTTACGTCGTTTCCAAAACTTCTCCCATATCTCTTTATCTTTGCCACGCAAATACTTGATATGGGTGCTGTCTACTGTCAAGAAAAGAACTTGTGCCATAGACAATCTATAAAGATAATCGTCATACGTAAACTGCGGAAAGCTACGTATGAAATCACCTAAATCTCCGATTTGGCTTGCCGCCATAATGTTAATTGTTCCGCTACCTTCTTCCTCATATTCGTCTGCGAAACCATAAGAGCCTTCCCCGATATGAGCACCGTAAAAACCGGTGATAAGTCGATGCTGTTAATTGCCTCAATAATGATTGCCGCCCATTGAGCAGGCTCAAATACAGAGTTGAGAATACGAGCCTTCATAAAAGCTATCAGTTTGTCATTTCTACTCATAACTTCTATCGCACTCGCATAATCGGTTATATCATCTGGTGAGAAGAGGTGATTAACAAGAATGATTGCTACAATCTCGGAACTTACGTCCAAGTCTGTACATAGAGCGTACATCATGCTCTTATCATCCTTAATATCCTCTTCCTTTTGTAATTTCAACGCTAATTGGAAAATACGCTGGTATGAGTATGCCCTCAACCGATGCACCTTATACTGCTTATCTCCTAACTTGACAAGCGTAGGATTGTCAGTCATAATCTCTGATATTTCCCTCTTTAGCTCGTCCGGTATAATTAAATCCTTTTCTTCCATTATCATTTGTGCATTAAAGAAAAAAGGACAGCAGCAAACAAGCCACTGCCCTTTCTCTTGATTTATAATGGGTCTTAGCCTCCAGCAGAAGGTTCAGTCATCTTCATCTCAACTGTCTTGCCATCATCGTCAACCAAAGCAGTGATAGCAATGTGCAATTTCAACGGGGCAGTCTTCAAATCAGTACCATCCCAATTGGTAGCGACCTTACCTTTGTAAATAACAATGTAGTCAATACCATTGTAGAACTCCAACTTGAACTGCTTGTAAACGTGGGTGAATGAAGAAGGCATTGTGTACAAGCCAGTAGAAGCGGTAAACTTACCGCCTTCCATAGCGGCAATCTCTTCCGGTTTGTACTTAACCAAGTCAAATTCAATCTTGTAAGAACCAAGTGTACCCACGCTATCAAGCGGAGTATCATAGAACTCACCGTTAATAGCACTTTCACTTGCGGTTTCTTGACTGATAGACAAACCTTCCAACACACCCATAAGAGGAGTATAAGAAGCTTCTGCACCAGCCCCGACTTCCGCATAGCCTAAAGACTTACATTTGTAAGTCAACAAATCTTGTGTAGCCATCTCGTCTAATTATTAAAAGTTATTTTATATTGAGGCGCTTATATCCAAGCTTACACTTGAACAACTTGACGTTTCATCGAGCCGCTACTTCTTAGGGAGCTTGTGCTCCGGTCGTCCATAGTTGGGTTCTCACCGTCCAATCCCCACTGCGCCAGCGGTTGAGTTAATTTTTACTTTATTAGTACCATAAATGATTTAATATACATGAAGAACAGATTGTCGCTCTCATTATATATATCATCAGTTGACAATATACCGTCAGTTGAGATGTCGTATTTTTCTCCGGCTTTCTCAACTTCTGCATTTACAATGTCGGATATACTTGTTTCATACTTTTCCAGCAAGGTGGTATCAAGCCGACCTCTTGTCTTGGGAGGAATATACATCTCAACTGTCACGCGAACGCTCGCAAGAGCATTCAAGTTGAACTGGCTCTTATCCTTAATTTCTCCCAGACGGATAACCATGAAACCGCCAGCATTTATCTCCTCCTCCAACTTGGTAGGCATTTCCATCGGATAGATGTACTTTGTAACCTTATCTATGAAGAGAGAATAAACATATTGGTATATCGGCATTCGCCTTGCATCAATCACGCTCATGGGATTTGTTTACAAGGATATTCATATATTCTTGATGGTGTCCCCACTACACCTCTATTGATTACTTGATATAATCTTTCACCAATTACTTTTTCTTGAAACGGAACGCTCATATCCCTATTGTTTTAACAGTTGCCTTCCCTGCAAAATCTTCCTTAATATCGTCATATATGGTTGATAACACCTCAAACCTTCGTCTTGGATTTCCGGCATTTCCTCCTTCCAATATAGGAGCATAAGGTACTGTTGCTGCCAGCACCAAATCCCATCCTATATAAGTGGCAGGAGTATAGTTTGCCAAGAACTCGTCAGCAAGTTTTCTTCCATCTGTCAGCTTGCCATGATACTTTGAGTTGTTAGTTGCCATCTGATACGGATATAAGTAGCCGCTCCCCTGCAAATTGCCTTGATAGAACACAGCCCAAATATAACTATCAGCCAAGTTGTAAGTCTGGTCGGTAAATCCGCTTTCAGAATATGCTTTCTTCAACAATTCGGGTGCATAGGCTATTAGTCGCTGGGTTTGCTCGCCAGCAAGTCTGTCAAACAGTTCTTGCCGAACCCTTTTCAAACCACTCAAATCAACTTTTACTTTTATCGCCATCCACCTTTTCTATTTGCATATATAGTTATAGCACCTAACATCGAAGGTATGCTGTTATCAACTTGCATCTTAATTTGCTCTCCCATAACATCACATTCTATCCAGTCCTCATTACGTACCGGATTGATGTACTTCCCGTCCTCTCCTTTTATCAAAGGAATAGAAACAACGTAGTCGCTTGTTTGAGCGGTCGAACCGGATTCAGCAACAGAAAGATTCACGTCCATTACTCCTTCATAGACGGTATCTTCTTCATCGTCACCCATAGAGCTTTCGATGATTCTATATATACGTCCCGAAAAAGGAAATTCTTCTATGTCACTGAATGAAATCATATCACATCTATAATTTTCAAAAGTTTAATCTTTGGGCGAGCAGAGATAAGAACCTCGTAATTCGGGTCGTTATACCTCTTATATATACCCAAAGCATAACTGATTTTATTACTCTGATAGATGTCCGTCTCTGACCCAACTGTACGCTGGAAGTTATTATGAGAGGCAGATTGAGATGCTGTACTTGAAGGGCTTAACAACACTGCGGTAAATATTATATCGGCAGTCATTAAATCCTTTTGTTCTTGGGTCAACGTCATAGCATCCTCGTTTACATCTGTGATGCCGCGGTCAAGAGCAATTCTCATAAATGTATTCTCCTCAAACGAATACCGACAAGATGAAGAAAGCCATTCAAGTATAGTCATATATAACCCTCCAAGTTTAAGAATCAGCAGTCAAAGTATCAACAACAATGTGTTCCATAAACTCGGTCAACACTGGCATATAACGACCGATAGCATCAGTATGATATGCCTTGTAGATACCGTTAGGAACTACCTTGTTAATAATATAAACCAAGTCATTCTGTGCAGAAGCGATTGAATAGTCAATCGTCTTGTTTGCTTCACGCTGCAACAAGATAACATCGGCAACATCAGAGTGAACAACACGACCAGCAAAGCCAATAGGACGCAGAACTGCTACGCCAGCCTTCCATCCTTGTACAGTCTTAATCGTTTTGATGCCTTGTACCACTTGTTCCTCTTTCACAATGCGGATAGGAGAAATCTTAGATACAGAAGAACGAGAATACTGAATAAGCTGCTCCCAAGAAATGATGTTAGTATCAATGCCGGAAGCACCATTAGTAACAACAATAACTTTATCGGGCGCATACAAGCGAATCCAACGGTTAACTTCTTCCTTGAAGTATTTGTTGTTCAACAAGTGAGTGATAACCATGTCATACGGCAAATCCCATTCCATTGTACCAGTAAATCCAGTACGGTCACGGAAATCTTTCTCAATCTTTGCCATTTGTTCCGGAATGTTAGCTTCTGCGTTCGTCCATACTTCCTTACCAGCCTTAACAAAGTTTTCAGTAGGCACATACTTCGGGAACTCATGTACGACACCGGACATACCACGAGAATCAGCATTGCTGTACTGACCTCCCTTAGACAAAGCTTGTGCGGCAATGTTAGAAAGACGGTAGTTGTGTGTCTTAATCAAGTCAGCAACACCACGTACATAACCTTCCAACAAAGTAGCATTAGCTTCACCAAGTTCATTCAAGCGTGCTTTCAATTCCTCTTTTGAAAGAGAAGTTTCAAACAAGCCTTTACCGAACTGAGGGATAGTACCAGTTCTCTGTTCCCAGCCTTCGTTATCCATCTGAGCAACTTCACTCAACGGTGTCATTGCATCAGCCATCGGAACGGGGCGGCGAGTAACATTATAGATAGTATAAGCAGGGTCAAGCTTCGGGCGGCTCATGTCAATAGGGTACTTGCCACCATCAACAGTAAAGTGTTCCTGCCAGAAGAACTGGTTTGCATCCATGACGATTTTCTCGTCAATGAGCGTCTGAATAAATACGCTCGTACCGTCAGAGTTTACCAAGCCTCTTTGATAGAGTTGGCTTACTAACTCGTCGGGATTAAATTGATATTTATATGCGTTTGCCATAATTCTACTCCTTTCCTTTAGATTTCAAATACACCTTCGATGTAGTTGCGGTTCTTAGCCAATACATACTTCGGAAGCGGTTGCATACGTTCAACAAATGCACGCTTGCCATAAACAGTGTTGATGTTGTGCTGAACATCTGTAACTCCCCAGCGACCATCAGTCGGAGCGAACTGTGTATCTACTTCGATGAAGGTATTCGGGTTTTTAACCAACACAGTAGCGTCGGCAGCAGCAGCAGTTGCAACGTCACCATTGCTATCAGCAGCTTCAACCAAAATATCATCAGTAGTCAGAGCACCGATTGCAGTGTCAACAGTAAGAATAAACTGCTTGTTCTCTTCATCGAACTCAACAGATGTAACCTTACCAGACTGTCCCGCAGTTTCAACTGTATCGGGAGCTTTCATAAGTACATTGCCTACTTCGGGAATGTGAGAATGGCCAGAACCATCTACATACAGAGTAGTGTCTGTGCCAGCAGTAGTAGCCTTTGCCACCTTAAACGTTTTCAGAAGGAAACCCGGTTTCCACAATCTGTATTCGTACAAGTCAGCCGCAAAAGCATAGCCAAAACCCTTATACGGGTTTGCAATGGTAGAGCCATAGAGAACATTGGAACGTTCCTCGTGATTGGCGTCCTTCCACCATACGAACTTGCCACCTCTAAATTGTTTAGCGGAAGCAAAAAAGGTTTCTAAATTAAATTGTGCCATTTTTTTAATATTTAAAGGGCGTTTATATCCAAGTTTACACTTGAATAACTTGACGTTTCATCGAGCCACTACTTCTTAGGGAGCTTGCGCCCCGGTCGTCCATAGTTGGGTTCTCACCGTCCAATCCCCGATACGCCATCGGTTGGGTTAATACTATTTAAAGTTTGACGGGTTTTATGGCAGCAAGGTAATCTTTCATTGTTGTTTTCTTTCCGTCCGGAGATAATGGTGTAATATCACCAATAGAGCTTCTGAATATATCTTGATAATCTTTCAGCAGTCTTTCTGCCTCGGCATTAACATCAGCATCAATTGCGATATTCTGCTTACCAAGATAGTTACGAAAAGATTCATGTAAATCTTCCCTCACCTTAGACTTGGCTGTATCGTATATCTGATTGCGAACAGACTTCGTTTTCTCTTGCAATTCAAACTTTTCCAGCCTATCAAGTTTCTCTTTGTACTCGGCAGGCAACTCAAATTTCGGAGGCTCTTGATTGCCTTCTCCACCATCATTACCTTTTTCAGCCTTTTTCTTCCATTCTTCAATCTGAGATTTATATTCAGCTTCCTTAGCTTCAAATCCCTTAGTCGCTTCTGAGAATGCGTTCTTTCTTGCATGTCCGCTACTTTCAACTGAAATATTCAATGCGGCTACTAAGCCAGCATCTTCAATCGGAGCATCCTTGTAAGCTTCTGCAAATTTCTCAGAGAACTTATCTCTGAATGTTTCACTCAAATCAAAATTACGTTCTTCGCAAATCTGATTAACTTTAGATAAAACTTCTTCTTTTTGTGCCATTGTTCGTCAATGAATTATTATTTTGAACAAAAATAAATAGCTTTTTCGTTACTCATACTGTGGTTATCGAAAAAGTAGCATTTTTATTTTAAGGTATATAGCTTGTTTTTCGATAAGTGGCATATATCGAAGCTTAGATTGCGTATTTTTGTAGAAAAAAAGAGAACGGTATTTATCTACAAAGTATCACTTAGCTTTTTATAAACAAATGCCAATGTAGCGAAAACCAAGCTACGCAGAGAGATTTAAAATAGTATTAACCCAACCGCTGGCGCAGTGGGGATTGGACGGTGAGAACCCAACTATGGACGAACGGAGCACAAGCTCCCTAAGAAGTAGTGGTCCGATGAAACGTCAAGTTATTCAAGTGTAAACTTGGATATAAGCGCCTAAAGAACCATTATGAGCGAGAAAATACAGAAAGACAAAATTGTTAGTCCATTGCCGGGTTGCCAATATGAAGCCATCCGAAGCAATGCTGACTATGTTGTACTTACTGGTTCCGGTGGCGGTGGAAAAAGTTTTACATTAGGTTATACTCCAATTTCATATCTATATGAAAATCAAGGAGCAAAGGCTGTATGGTTCATGCGTAACGTTGGCGACTTTTTTGACGCTGGGAAAGTAGTGGACGGTCTTAAAGAAATATATCCGCTTATTGATAGACGTTTCAGAATACAACCAAGAGAACCTATTGGAGAAGTCATTAAGGTTCAAGACGATATGGGTGTGAAGTTTTTCAATAGTTCTGAAATCAAATTCCAGCAGTTGAATAATGAAAGTCCCACTGTAATAGATAAGATATTCAAAGGATTGCAGTTTAAGAAAGCCATATTTGAAGAATGCAATAAATTTGAATGGAGGACTATTTCTACTTGTCAAACCCGTCTGCGTGCAAACACTAAGGGTAAAGCTCAAATATATCTTGCCCAAAACCCAGAGCGTGAATGCTTCATACGTAAACTATGTGGCTGTGGTAAGAATGGTGGTGGATGGATTGGAGATGATGGAAAACCCATTAAAGAAATGAATGGAGTTGTTCGGTTCTTCCACATTGTAAAGGGTAACTTGGATGAAGTCTATTGGGGAAATACTAAGGAAGAGGTTTATTCTAAATGCAAAGACATTATAGATAACCTTTTGCAGATTGACCCGGATATGTCTTATGAGGACTTTATTATGAGCATGGTATTCTTTACTTTTGATGTGAGGGATAACCAAGCCATGCTTAAAGCAAACAAAGGTTATCGTGCTATGGCTGCAACATCTGTGCTTGCAGATTCAATGTATGAACCTAATTGGAATTTCTCTATACAAGACGAAAAAGAAGAAGAAGAAGAGGATAATCTTTCCGAAGTTACAGAGGATGATATTCTCAATATGTTTACTCATGTTTCTCCATGTAAATGCAAGAAGGAGCGTATTACCGTGGATATGGCCACTACTGGGGAGGATAACTTTGTAATGAAGCATTGGGTAGGTTTCCATTGTGACGATATACAATATTGTATGAAAAACTCCAATCTTGAAGCTGTAAAGATGATTAAGCAGTTTATGGTTAAGCATGGATTGACTGATAAAGAGCTAATCATTGATGTGCAAGGTAACGGTTTCTTAAAAGAGATTTTCAATCTTGTACCAGCAAATGGTGGAGGTGTCGCATTCTCCGGAGCGATTGCCGCAACTGCTAAGGGAAAGAAACTGTATGAAAGGTTTAAAGATGAAGCTGCACACCTTGCTACCCAAATGATAAAGGCTGGATTGATAACCTATGACAGACAGCTTGCTAAAATGAGATATACACATCAGAAGCTAAAGCGTGAAGGCTCCACTACTGTCTTAAAGCAAATGCAATTTGAGAGTAGAATATTCAAATTTAAACGCTTGCCTTCGGGAAGAATACAGTTTGAAGGAAAGAAGGAACAACATGCTCTGATAAAAGGCTTTTCTCCCGACCTTACAGACAATATCATTATGCTTTGTGGGGGATTGTGTTATGACTGTTATAGGGAATTGGCTGGTGCTACTGGTGGAGAATTGAGAAGGAAATTATCTCTTGAAGATATAATGAACCAAGTAAATGGTACTGCACAACCAACAAGGGAGAGAGGAAAGATTACTAATTCAGATAAGATATTGAAAATTTTAAGCAGCATATAAAATGGGCAATTATATAGGACTTGACACTTAAATGATTATCTTTGTACATGCAGCGAGTAGAGCGACATATAGCAATAGGCAACAAGCGGTTGGATGAACTTTGCTTCCTATCCAAGAACTTGTACAACTACGTAAACTATCTTATTAGACAAGAGCTTACGCAGAACAAGAAGTTTTTGTCTGAATATGAAGTTACTACCATGCTCGCTAAAGATAAACAAACGGACTACATAGCCTTACTTTCACAGACAAGCCAGCAGATTATAAAGATACTTTTCAAGAATTGGAAGGTATTCTTTAAACTCTGCAAGTTGAAGGACAAACTGAAATCCCGTCCCAAGCTTCCCAAGTACAAGCATAAAACGAGAGGACGCAACATTGTGGTATTTACCAACCAGCAGTGTAAATTGAAGGACGGATATATCCATTTCCCGAAACGTGCCGGGATAGAACCAATAAGAACCAAAGTAGATAACTTGTGCCAAGTGAGGATAATCCCACAGTGCAGTTGCCACATAATAGAAGTAGTTTATGAAAAAGAGAAAGAAGAAGCCACCGAACTGAACGATACGGCTTATCTAAGTATTGACTTAGGACTAAACAATCTCGCCACATCATTTGACCCACAACACAACTGTTGTTTTGTCATTAACGGCAGACCGCTAAAGTCCATGAACCAATTCTTTAATAAGCGCAGGGCTTTCCTAATGAGCTTGATAGGTAGTCGGGGAATGAGCAGGCGTATCGGACGGTTAACTCTAAAGAGGAACTGTAAAATACACGACTATATGCACAAAACTTCAAGATTCATAGTCAACTATTGCAAGGATAATCACATTGGTAATATTGTGATAGGAAATAACAAGGATTGGAAGCAGAACTGCAATATGGGAAAGGTGAACAATCAGAACTTTGTGAGCATTCCTTTTGAGAAGCTAATTTCCATGATACAGTACAAGTGCGAGGAAGTAGGAATTAAGGTTACAGTTACGGAAGAGAGCTATACTTCCAAAACCGACCACTATTCAGACGAAGCCATGTGCCACCACGAGAACTATATGGGAAAGCGTATAAAGAGAGGTCTATTCCGTAGCGCATCGGGCAAACTGATAAACGCTGACCTAAACGGAGCAATAGGAATTTTAAGAAAAGTAGTCGGTGAACGCCTTTGGCAAATAGCCGATAGAGGTGTAGTGGCAACACCATCAAGAATACAATTTGTATAACTTTAAATAAATGTCATAAAAATGATAACGAGAAAAAACATTGATTGGTATTTGTCAGAACCAACGCGGCTGTTGTTGAAGAAGCCTTTTACAAGAGGTGGAAAATTTCAGTCGTGCAAAACTTATATTGGTGATGTTACACTTAACCAAAAATCAACTGCCCAGTTGAGCGATTTGACATTGCAAGAGGTTTCACAAGACCTCTATCTGAGAGAGTACGACCCTTCTCTACACAATATAAAGTATAATAATTCAATTCCTAAGATTGCAGTCAGAGTTGGAGATACTGATATAGTCATAGATGAACTTGTGCTGACAGTTTCTTTGCAAAAGAATATTCATGCGGCACATGTTCTTCATCTCACTGCTAATCCTATTTCTTTTACTCTCTGTAATATAGAGAAGAACGATACCATCAGTAAGAAGTTTCAGAACTTCAAGCTGGAATGGAACATGAGGAATATGGAGCAAATCAAGTACGAACTAATATCCAAGCAGAAGAAGGTTGGCGATGCTGGCGTACTATTCAAATTTGACCCTATAAAGAAAAAGGGAACAGTTAAAGTCTATTCCTATGATGATGGATATTCTGTCATACCCAACTACAATGAATATGGAGAAGAAATTTCACGCTCCTTATTTTATAAGATAGATGATTTGACAGAAGTCATTGATACATTCGATGATAAGTACCTTTATCGTTCAATACGAAGCAAAGAAGGAGAACCTACCAATAATGGATGGGTTACTGAAAGGATTCTTCATGGGTTTAGCCGTAATCCTCTTGTCTACCATAGAGGCAAAGTAGCTTGGGAATATTCTCAAAGTATAATTGAGATAATTGAATTGCTTACAAATATACATGCTGTGACATTAAAGCGGTTTGGTACTTGGGGATTAGTCTTAAAAGGGGAAATGAATGAAGACAGTTTCAAGCGAGATAACGGCACATTAGTTATCAATCTCCCGGCAGACGAAGGTTCAAGCTACAAGACAGAAGCAAAGACTTTGGAGTTCCCAGAGCCGGAAAGTATGATTGCTTATCTGGAATATTTGCTGGAACAAGTTTCAATTGCTTCATCTGTCAGCTTTATCACTCCAAAGGATATCACTAATACTGGAAGCGGTGGCAACGGTATTGCATTGTCTATGCGTAATGATATTGCACTGGCTACTCAAAGTGTTGCCGATTGGTCTGATTCTATCAATGAAATAACCTATCTTTTCCAAGAGATGTTAGGATTGGAAGAAGACCAGACGAATGCTTATACAGATTTGAAGATTAAAGCCAAACTGAATATTTGGAGCATGGAAACCAACAATACTAAGATTACCAACTTAGCTATGGAATCTAAATGGATTTCCCGACAAACCTTGATTGAAGAATCTCCGTCTTCTGCACCGGATGAACTTGACCGAGTGGAAAGAGAGAAGAAGCAAGAAGAAGAAGATGCTATCAAGCAAGCTGAAAAAGCTGAACGGATAAGCAAGAACAACAATACAGAGATTATCGAAACTCCTAATAAAACTACTTACAGTAGCGACGTTTAAAATAACAATATCATGGATTGGACGCAGATTTTAGTATCAATACTTGGAGGAGGAGGTTTCTTAGGTGGAATAGTTTCACTTGTAAATATGAAACCTTCTCGCAAGAAAGCGATGGCAGAGGCTCGGACAGTTGAGATTACGAACCTTGAAAAGTCAATATCAATAATGGAGAAAAGCTACAGTAACATACAGACGTATGTGAACAAGGAAGTAACCCGTATTGAAAACGACCTTTCAGAACTGAAAAAAAAGTATGAAGAAAAAGTTATCTCTATACGGCAAGCATACATTTGCAAAGTACCAAGCGAAGAATGTCCGGTGCTGTTAAAGCAAGCAAAGTTTGATATGGCACATGAATGTGAAGAATGTAGAGGCTGTGAAAAGAATGAAAAGAAGGAGGACTGAAAATGAATATAAAGAACTATTTCAATATCAAAGAGCTTGTTTGCAAGCATGTATATAACAAGTTTGGAGAAATGGCGTGGACGTTTTTTGACCCACGGCTGCTTGAAACAATGTGTGTCATACGAGAAAAGCTTGGCAAGCCTATAACTGTCAATACTTGGCATTCTGGAGGAAGTCTGACACAAAGAGGACTGCGCTGTAATGTGTGCCAATTAGTAGCTGAAAAGACACGATTAGAAAAGGTGTATGTTTCTGCACATCTACAAGGAACTGCTCTGGACTTTGATGTGAAGGGAATGACTGCCTTAGAAGTTCGTAATTGGATTAAGGCAAATCAGATACTTCTTCCTTATCCGGTACGCTTGGAACAAGATGTCACTTGGGTACATTTAGATGTCCGTACTGATGGAAGTAATGGCAAAGTAACCTATTTCAAAGGATGAAAAAGGTTCTTCTCCTAATAATCCTTTTGCCTCTTTTGTTTTCATGCCGAACTGCAAAGGACTTGGAGAAAAATACGGAAATAAAAGAGATTATCAAAGAACGGCATGACACTTTAACAGTACACACAAGAGATAGTATCTATTTTTCTGTTATTCAAAAAGGCGATACTGTTTTTAATACCAAGTATATTGAAAAAATCAAGTACATAGACAGAACAGTCATACAGAATGATACTATATATCAAGAGAAAGAAGTCATTAAGGAGAAAGAAGTCATTAAGAAGCATGTTCCATCATGGTGCTGGTGGCTTTTACTAATTAATGCAGCAATCATAGGAATAATCGGAATTAAATATTATGTGAAATGGCGAACGAAATAAACCCTATACTGAATATATACAATGAAGATGGCACTCCCTTCCACGACATCAGTTTGAGAAAACACACTTTCTCAACTATTGTTATGTCGTTAAATGACAAGATAGAAGGAGAGTTTTATTATAAAGACAATTCACTTTCGTTTACTCTGCAAGAATATGTAGAGTATAAAGGAATAAAGTACATTCTTAAAAATCCTCCCGTAGTTGTTAGAAAAGGAATGACTTCGGAAAACAGCGAGGCAAAGGGAATGACTAAATATAGTTGTACTTTCTACCATGAAATGATTGAATTGTACAACATTCCCTTTACTGACATTGCTATTAGTAGCAGTGAGGAAAGTTATCGCAGCGAAAAACGGACTTTCTCGTGGATTGGTACATTAAGCATGTTCGTTCAAAAAATCAACTCATGTCTTGTCGGAACTAAATGGACTTGCAAGTTACAGCCAACATTTGTAGATGATGGGACAATGAGTGATGTGTTATCATTCAGTAATCAATTTATTTCAGACGTTTGCAAGACTGCATACGAAACATGGAAAGTTCCATTTGTAGTTGATGGATATACTATTTGGTTTGGCAAGCCATCTAAGGAAATACTTGACAATGAAAACAAGCCATACATATTCAAATTCGGACAAGGTGTAGGACTGAAAAACAATGATTGCACACCAAAGAATAATAAGGTCATTACTCGTATTGCTGGATATGGTAGCAACATTAATATTCCGTATGGCTATCCTATAATTACAGATGCAGACGGAAATCGCATTGAGCACCCATATACTCGTGACACGTTAATGCCATCAGTATATGTAGAGGCTGTTAGAAATAAAGTCTTGTTTGGTTCTAAAGACCCTCTTATTGACTACTATGACGCAGATAGCAGCTATCCTACTCCTATCAATCCTCTTGCACCAGTATTCCATATCCAAGAATTTTCCAGCATACAACCTACTATTAAAGGTATGACATACAAGGGACAAGCTATTGACTTGTTCAAAGAAGTAATAGTACCGGAAGGTGGCTGGGATGATTATATTGACCCCGAAACGGGAGAGGTTAGACAGTCGTATTTTGATGTGACGCTTTATCCTCTTGGCTTTGACTTATATGCACAAGCAGCAGTTACAAGTGGAATGACCTTCTCCATGAAGTCCGGTGACACATTAGGAGCTAACTACGAGGTAGCAGTAGATTGGGAAGATGTAAAAAAGAACTTCTATGTAACTGATGAAGCTGGAAACATTGTATTCAAACCAAATGGAGAACAGAGGGACTATGCTAAATATCCAGACAGTACAGACCAAGCTATTACTATTAAACTGACAAAGGACTTAGATACATTTGGTACGATAATGCCAAGCAAGTTCCAGCAAGTTAAAACTGGCGACAAGTTTGTCATATTGCACATTGAAATGCCACAAGCATATATAGACAAGGCACAAGAACGTTTGGACGTCGCCATGAAAAGATATATGCTTGAAAATAATATGCCTTTGTATGACTATCCTTTGAGCTTCGACGAACACTTCTTGGAAACAAACCAAGCAATTCTTGCGCAGATTAAGCCTAATACTATTGTCAGATTCTTGTATAAAGACAATGAGGACGCTATGGAATTATCCGTAAAGGAAATGTCAATCCAATATGGTACAAATCCCCTTCCTACTTATAATATTACCTTAACGGACGAAGTGTCTATTGTACTGAATCAGATAGGACAGATAGCTGATGGACTTAGCAAGTTAGGAAGCCAAGTAGCACAGTTACAAGCTATTTATGGACTTGACATTGTAGGCGAACTGAACAAAAAACTCAGCAGAGTTAAAGATGATACCGCACAAGGAATGATAACTTTCTTGCGTGGATTGAAAGTCGGTAGCTATGTGACCGGAAGTACGGGTGGTATATTCTATGCAGATACAGACGGAAAATCACATGCAGAGCTTGATTATCTGACAGTAAGAATGAAAGCCATGTTCTATGCTTTGGAGATTATCAAGACCGGAGTTATCGGAGGTCGTCAAATGATTACTCCCGGTGGTGCAATCGAATGTATCAAGATAGAAGATAGAAATGATATACTTGACGAAGAAGGTAACAAGACTGGCGAAAACATTTGGGACTACTGGCGATGCTATTTCTATCAAGATGATGGCACAGAAGCGTTAGATAATCGTTTCCGCGCTGGGGATATGGCTTTAGCACAAGACTTCAATATTAAGGAGGGAGTTTATGAGAATGTGTCAAATCATTACTTTTGGCGTTTAGTCGTAAACGTAGGAACTAATTACATTGACATCTCAAAAACTGATGCTGATGCAGCCAGTGATGCACCACGAGTAGGAGATACCATTTGCCAATTAGGTAATAAGACCTTTGTTGATGCAAATGGTGTTACTCATGTAGAGGACAAGACAAGACAGAATGCAATTATCTTTAGTGCAGTTGACACTTTCTCACCAAGTATGACTTTATATGCTGGCATAAACAGCTATTCATACCTCAACAAAGAGTATGTGTCCTATGGTGTTGATAAGACCACAAATCTCGCTTATATGAACGTCTATGGCAACTCTTATATCGGAGCAAGAGATAAGAGCAGCTATATGAAGTTTGATACGGTAACTGGTGTTGAGATAAAAGGTAAACTTGTAACTAAATCCGGCAAAGACGTTGAGGAAACATTCAACAGCTTTCAAGACCAGATAGATGGAGTAAAGGAAACTTGGTACGGAGAATATACACCAACTCTTACTAATCAGCCAGCAGTTGATTGGAACACAGAAGCTTTGAAAAAACGGCATGAAGGTGATGTATTTACCAATATCCAAGAATATGTCGATGATGAAACTACTCCCGATGCAGGCAAATCATGGAGATGGGTAAAGACGGGAGATACATGGGGATGGAAGCAGATTGCAGATAATGACACTTCAAAGGCTTATCTTGAAGCAGCTAAAGCGCAAAAGGCAGCAGAAGAAGCTAAGAAAGAAGCCAATGACGCAAAGCAGACTGTAACCAATATGAAAGACTTCACAGACGAAGCCTTTAAAGACGGTATTGTTGACAGACAAGAAGCTGCTGCGATTGAGAAATATTTGAACTCAATTAAATCAATACAGAAGAGCGTAGCTGAATCTTATTCTAAGGTTTATGGTAATCCTTTATTGTCCGGTACTGCTAAGGTAGAACTAAAAACCGCTTATGATGGATTTAATGTGGCAACTACCGAGCTTATTACTGCTATTGATGATGCCATAGCTGACGGAGTAGCTACCTCAACGGAAGTCGCTTTAGTAGATGGTAGGTACGACACCTTCAATACCAAATATGGAGATTTTATAGCTTATTTGAATGCAGCCAACAACTTTATCCAAGACAAAATAAACACTTCCGCAGAAGATGCGAAGAAAGCTGCGGAAGAGGCTCAAAAGGCGGCAGATGCAGCTAAAGCAGAAGCGGAAGCAGCTAAACAAAGATTGGATAAGTGGGCAGAAGATGGGGTTATATCTCCTACTGAAAAGCAATCAATCAAAGATGAAATAGTTCGTATAGACGCTGACAAGACAAATATTACAGCAGGATATACTTTGTATTCATTGGGTAGCCCTACGGGTTATCTGAATGCTCATAGCAATTATCGTGCAGTGTTGGTTACATTATCTGCTTCTACTCCCGAAAATATAACTATACCTTCTGACTTCGCTTCAAAGCAATCTGCATACTACAATCAAAGAACGGCAGCTTTGAATGCCATCAGTGACGCAGCTAAGGCAGCAGTAGATACCGTTAAAAAAGATTTGGCTGGTTATGAATATCTAAAGAAAGCGTGGAAAGAGAGTACCACAATCGAAGGTGGCGTTATTCAGAATGCGTTAAACATGCTGGGATATACTGACCCGGTAGCTGGATTTAAAGTAATGTCCGGTATGAATGGTGTCTATGATGCTACTAAGGTCGGTGGAGGTATTGCTTCTTGGTATGGAGGTTCTATGAAGGATAGAGCAGATTATACAGAAGCAAACATGCCATCAGATGTAGCAAAGGCTATCATTCGTATGGATGGCTCTGGCTACCTTGCAAGTGGTGCTGTATGGTGGGGGACTGATGGTGTTTTCCATGCTGACCCACAATCATTCATCATCAAAGAAAATCAGCTTGGCGACTATGTTTCTCTATTCCAGATTGTATATCGTTCTGGAACTCCGAAGACTATTAGCTACATGATACCACAATATCCAATGCAGAAATTGACAGTTTCCGACTACATCGAAATAGGAACAACTGGGTATCGCATTGGAGTGGATAGTGCCAATAATGCTATTAAAGTCTACAAAGAAGATGGCTCGGCTGTTAACTTCTACGCAAGCGGTGCTGTATCTGCAAAAGGTATCAGTTCCGGTAGTGGCGGTGGAGGAGGCGGTCTTATTGACACCGTTTATGGATATTCAAGTTTAGGTGGCACTTTTGCTGATTCAACATTATCAGACACCTTTAACGCATACACTATCAACAAGTTGGCAAGTAGAATTACTGAACTTGAAAAGAATGGTGGTGGAGGTACTGGCATTGCTGGTATCAAAGTTAACAGCCAAACTTATGCGCCAGACACAAGCAAGTATATTACGCTCCCAAACTACCCTTCCACTACTATTACTGGAACGGGAAATGTCCTTACCAACGCTACTTATGACAATAGTACGCGAGTACTGACATTAACTAAAGGCAATATTGCTACTACCGCCAACCATTTAGAGAGATATGCTCAAATAACCTCTACTGCGATAGATACTGTATCTACATTTACAGCATCTAAGACATCTGTATGGGAGGCAAATGGTACTGCATATGGAACTACTGGTGCTAATGATACTGTATTAAACATTGGTTCTGCGGCAAATAGGTTATTCCAATTAAGAGCAGCCTATAATTCTGATGATTTTTACCTTAGAGGTGTTGGTGCAAGTTCTTTCAGAACTTGGTATAAAATATGGCACGCAGGAAATTTGAATCCATCTAAAATAACATATTTAGGTTTTAAAGAGGATTACCAATGGGTTGTTATTTTATTATGGAGAGATGCGCAAATAAATATGTTACATAGAATCAATGGTAAATTATATACCGAAAGTAATGGTTTTGCCCGTTATCAATATGCAGAAATTGACTTGTTTTTTTCAAGATGGTCTACTTCTGATTATGAGTTTTATGGCAATTTTGATACAGCAGGAATAGGAAGTGATTGGTCTTTAGTAACTTGTACATATAATGGTGAAAAATGGTGGGCTTTAAGACATACAAATACACAAGCTGTTAGTATGTACTTTATGGGTTCAACAACAAATATTAGTTTTACTAAAGTGCATTACTATACTTCCAATTCTGGTACAGTTGTAAATTCAGAAGTAAACGGTTCAATTGCAAGCAAAGGGGATAGTATTAGTGTACGAAGTGTCAAAGTCGCAAATACGAGTGCAGATAATATAAATAATACGAATAGAGCAGGAAGTAGTAGGGTCAACTTCTTTGATATTTATAGCTTAGGGAGTACGATGCCTACGGCTTATGGTAATATCATGGAAATATGTAGTACTCTTTCAAGTCATTGGCAACCTCAACTTTATTTTTCTTCTGGTAAAGAAGGACATATTTATTACCGCAATAAAGACTATAATATATATAGTTTTGGTTCGTGGAAACAACTCATTGATTCAGAGAACTACAGTAGCATCCTAAATTCTACCTACGTCAAAAAGGCTGGTGATACTATGACGGGAAACTTAGTCGTAGGTACTGGGCAAACAACTGCATGTATATCTTCTCAATGGGGAGAATTTTATATAGATATTAGTAGCTCTATAACCGGAGGATGGGAGAGAGGATTTGGTGCTAATATAAATAAGACTTCTACCCCAGTAAAATTTGGTTTTTATGGTTCTGGACAATCTATTTCTTATGCTTATGCTGGACTTTATCTAAATCCGTGGCAAAAATGGGACAACAATACATCTACTATATCAACCGAATTAGTAGTAAATAAAAATATAATTGGATTAAATGGAGAGTTTTCGCTTCTATGTGGAGATGAACATTTTCAACATAGAGTTTGGGGTGGTGTAGGAAGTTATAGCTATGAAGTATTGCTGTTGTTACCTATTCCTGCTACAACTAATTTAGGCGGTCTTAATACTATAGATGGTACTATATCTGGATATACAAATGGAGGTAATCAATGCTTTTGGGTTGATGTGAAGATTTCGACTATTTATAATACTACTCTTTGGAATATAAAATCAATAAGCTCTTTTTTATCTAATCAATATGTATTAAAAAAATGTAAGTATAATGGCATTTGGTATTATTGTATTGAAATCCCATATCGGGATAATAGAATAGATATTTATTATTTTAGAGGGGTTATTCGTTCAACTATTGCAGGAGGATTATCAACTATCACTTTGCCATACCGTATAAAATATAAAACTAAGGCAAATGGAAATAATGCAGAAGTTATTAATAACTCTGAGATTAATAGTAGTCTTAGTACAACACTGACACAAGGAGGAATTACATATGTATCTTCTATTAATGATATATATTATCAAAATATTAAACCCCATCTTAGTAATTCAATATTTTTGGGAGATACTGATTTAAGATGGAAGTGTGTTTATAGTTATAATCTCGACATAAGTTCTACAAGTACTTTTGGTGAAACTGCAACTTTTAATGGTGGAATGTATTCTGGTAATATCTTTCCGTTAAGCAATAATAATTACAGAATAGGTTCAAGTAGCAATAGATTTATAGATGCGTATATTCAATCTTGGGTCTATGCTAATTCTGGTCTTTATATGAATCCATCTGGTATAACCCAAAATGGTTCTTATTTGGAACTTTCAAGCGGTGGAAATGAGATTATTATAGCTGGAGGCACTAATTTTAATGTTAATTATAGAGGTGCAAGTTATGGCGGTAGGTCTGTTCCTAAAAATTGGTATTGGCGGGCAGGAAGCGGTTCATCTTGGGCAAATATGGAATTTGGAAATTGTACCCTGCATGGTTTGATAAATAGCACGGGAATATCTGCAAGTGGCGCTAATTCTTTTAATGTAGGAGCAAGGTTCTCAAATACGAGCAATGATAGTATTGAAATCGTTGGAGGTAATTATACAATGGGACTTGGCTGTCATTCAAACGGGTCTTGGTTTTGGTGGAGAGGTACTGCTAATCCGACAATCTCTACAAATAAATCGTATGTTATGCAATATGATGGTACCACATGGACTTTTACTGGAAGTATTACTGCTACGGCTGCAATCACCGCTAAAGCTACTTCTGACTTTAGATTAAAAGAGAATTACGATGGGCTTATAGATTACCGAGAAAGACTACTAAAACTTGGCAGAGTTTATGACTATAATTATAACAAAAAAGCATTGGATTTATACCAAGATAGGATAGACAATAAACGTCATACCGGACTTGTATATCAAAATGCGGTGAAAGCTGGTATCACAAATTTCTGTCACGAAAAGGATGAATATGGATATGGTAGCTTGAATTATTTATCTCCCGACCTTATCGCAACAATCATTGGTTCTGTGCAAGCCAATATCCTTTCTATCCGTCTTGTTGAATCAGAGCAAGAACGAATGAGAAAGGAATTGGAACATGCTAAATCAGAGATTAATAGGCTTAAAGGCTTAGTTGCCTCTTTACAGAACTAAGTTCTTTTTCTAAGGTAGCTATCTTCTTTTTGAGGGTAGCTACCTCATTATCTACTTGCTGAATACCTCGCCATAATACGGGTATTAAACGTTCGTATTGTATTACATAATAATCTTTAAAACAGTTACTTACCCATTGGCTATATCCATTTATATTTAAGTGCCGAAAACCCATAGGTCTTTAGCCTATGGGATGTAAGGCACTAACCTTGTTGTTCAATATATTTCCTAATTGTTTCTGGACTTGCTTCTCCTATTGAGCAACAGAAATATCCATCACTCCATAATGTGCGTTCAACCCAAAACTCTTTTCTCAACTTACTCTCAAATAGTTTCCAAGCGAATATCGTACTCTCTTGCTTGAGTTTTCTAACAATAGATGTTACTGATATGTTCGGTGGATAGTTGATGAGAAAATGGATGTGGTCTTTGTCTGACTCCATTATTTCAATATCAAAATCAGACTTTTCTGCGATACCCTTTAAAATACATTTGATAGTATCATTGAATTTGCCTACGAGCAACTTCTTTCTGTACTTAATACAGAATATCAAATGACACTTCAAGTAATATTTGTGTCGGTTACTATGCTCATAATCACTCCTCATACTACAAAATTAACGAAAATATTTCACTTTTACAAAACATTTCTTGTTTTTGTAAATACTTATATGTATATTTGCACTATGATTAAGACGATAAATAGAACATACAGATTTAGGATATATCCAAATGCTTCCCAAATGGAATTGTTGGCGAAGCACTTCGACTGTACTCGCTTTGTCTATAACTATTTCCTTAATCAAAGGCAAGAGCAATATAAAGAGGAAGGAGAGA